ATATAACCCAGGCCAGCAATCTGAAACAGAGATGATCCTTTGCTAGCAAACGAAAAGTCTTCCATTACTACCAAGATCTCACTAGGTAGCCATCCGTTAGGCAGCTCAATGATATTCATGATCTGCTTGAGGATATAATCCATACGATCCAAGCCAACCAGCTTGTCTGTATCGATGAGACCAGAGTCCCACTGATACTCGGATCCCCAGCGAACCCAGCCAGTACCAGTAAGCGACAGATCTAAACCTAATACTCGCTTAGCTTTGGGAAAACTGAGAGAGGTCGATACTTCCAAGGTCTTCTCTGCTTTCTTTTGTTTTGCCATCCCGCATCGCCTCCAAAAGTCTTACTATCTCTACCAGGTTCTGGAAGTATATATCCATGGTGACCACACGCTTGCCACCAGATATCAGTATACCATTCCTCCACCGCGGGAGGTTGGTTCTGAAGTCCCATGTCACAGGCCAATCAGGTACCTTGGCTTCCAATATCTTCGTAAGGCATTCCAGATCCTCATAACGCCAAGCCACATCATTAGCATAGCGTGTAGGTTTATCTATCTCTTGTGGCGACGGGCCCATCTCCCCAGGTTTCGTTAGATACTTACCTGTGGCGGACACCTTTCCATTGTGATAGACTAACGCCCATTGAATGAGCGTATGCAAAATACTATCACCTTGTCCGATGATCCAAAGAGGATCTGGTTTTACCATATTAGACCTCAGGTTCCTTATAATCAGGTGGTTCAAGAGTAACCAACCTCATATTGGTAGGATGGAGGATAGTTATTGGCCTGGCGGCTTGCTTAGCCAGACGTACACAACTCCCAGTCCCGCCCCAAGAGCGATCCCAAACTGCAAAGATATGCGTAGAACAGTCTACAATAGCCTGATTACGCTTCTGCATCTGTTGGAGCTCGGGTTTATAGGACTGAGTGCTAACGTACTCGACAGACCCATTAGCCTGTACGATACGATCTAGCAGCTCAGCGTACTTCTTCTTGGATTCTTCAGGCCACATAGCATCCTGGCCCGCACAAGGAATCAAGGCAAGAACCTTGATACCTCTCTCTAAGGCTACTTCCGTAGCCCATTGATCTACACCCAGGGCCATGCCCGAAACGACGCAGACAGGCTCACACTGAGCATAAATTGTCCTCAGTATAGCCTTGATAGCTGTCGATCGGTTCGTAGCATCGTTATATCCGCCCAGTTTGTTAGGCCGATGCCCTGTGATTCCCAGTACCATATTAGGCGACAACGGTAGAACTGGTCCTCTCGTTAGATACCGCATGTGTCCTACTATACTCGAGGCATCTCCGCGCGCGGGCAACAAAATCCCACTGGGCGAGATCCCCTTCGTGAATCCCCCAAGCATGAACTTTATACTTGGAGAGATATTCCTTTAGTCGATCGATATCTTTGTTGATATGCTTATACCAACCATTCTTGATTCCATCGTCGACCAATCCTGGGGGTCCGATCAGAGCTGCCTCAGCACAGAGGGCTCGGATATCGGCATCCTTGATAACTTTATGAGCATAAGGTGTGGGTAGCGGCAGATCAAAATGCTTCCAGATCCGCACTTCCAACATGTCTTCAACACTACGCATCTCATCTAATTTGAATGGCTTAGGGATATCACCCACACACGACTCCGTCCCATCATGAAGAAGGGCTGGGAACTCGAATAGAGGGCATCCCATTTCAACTACAATGTCGGCGACCAACATAGAGTGAATGCCAACAGTATAGTTGACACGGCAGGCTCCCGCATATCGGCAGACATGCAGGAGCTGCCAGGCAATATCTTCCAGGATAGGAGAGCCACCTTCTGGGGTGACTTTCTGACCTGTATAAGTAAGGTAAGCCATGATTACTCCTGTGCTTTCTCTACTGGGATACCCCAGACATCATCTACAGCATCAGTCATGACGACATAGGGAGTTCCAGTTGCAATGACCCAAGTCTGATCTTCCGTTGGGTCTATGCAATGAAAGATATCACCAGGCTTCAGATCCTGCATCAGAACAGAAGTTCCGTCCTTCTTTTCGAACGTTTTTCTTTCCATATTAGTCCCAGTCCGCTAAATAAATACCAGTGATTGTGTGATCACCATCAATGTAATCACCATGGATCTCGACGAAGTCGGATACCTTTTTCTCCTTTGACAGAGTAAGTGCGGTATCCAGATCAGGAGCCGAGACCTCTATTGAGACCATCAGCTTAAGCTGGGCCTGGATGCAATACGTTTTGTTTTTCTTGGGTTTATCGGCCACTAGGACCTCCTTTTAGGCAGGGGTTGAATCTGGTTCTTCACTAAGAATCTGTGCCTGCTGGTCATTCATCTCACTCAACTCAGCATGCATATCTTCAAGTACTTCTATTTCTTGCTCGGCCTTAGCGGCCAGAACTTTATGAAGAGCTTCCAATACTTCGGTCATCTTCTTCGACTGTTCCTTTGCTTCTTTGTGCCTTATCCTTTCTTCTCTGGAGTGTGCGGCGCTATCCCGCAGCTCCACGATAAAGAATATCACAATGAGAAAGTCAGCCAAACACTGAAAGACATCTACTAACAGCTGTGCTGGCATTACTCACTCCGTGCTTCTACCTCTCTGTCGGCAAATATGGTCTTCATTAGAAAGTCATCGAATGAAGTGCAACGCACATCATCGAGATCGGTGTATTGCTTGTTCCACGGGCGATCCATCAAGTAAGCTTTGGTCTTCCCAAGCTTATTGATTTCCTCCACGTGCTTGTGGAAGTCATCCAGGTGGAAATCTACTCCCAGCTGCTCAAGGAGGGCAGGACGGTCGTCTCCGCCGGCGTTGCAGCCGGTAATCAGGGGCACTCCTTGGTTGCGAATCCAACGCGAAAGGAGCTGAGTGGTATCCTGAATACCCTCCTTGGCAAGAAGATTAACACGGACGGTGACAGCATACAAGTTATATAGCGCATCGTCCAAATCGTTGTTAATAGCAACGAAGTCCACGTTATGATAAGGCTCGAGGTTCAAATAGAACTCGGGGATCTTAAGCATAGCGTCGAAGGCAGTCTCAAACTGGTCCTTCGTCATGATTGGATCATCAGCTTTCCAGGGCTCATCATTGACCCACTGATCTTCTGTTAGCTGGGTGCCATTCAGTTCGTTGAAAACTCCCAGAAAACCCGCCACCCAATTACATATAACCCCATCAACGTCAGTACTAACTACGTAGAGCTTGTCCTTAGGGTTGTCTGTTTCTGGTCGGCCGTGCTTGTTATACTTGAGGGTCTTGTCCATCCACGGTTGCATTGTCGCTCACCTCTATAGGCTCCACTTGCACTGATCCTGATATTTCAGTATCAGTGGGTAGTTGTGCTTCACTGGGTTCAGCCACAGGTATCGATGTATCAGCCACTGCCGGCAGTTCAAAATGAACTTGGTCTGGACGGACACAAAACGAACCACGCTTTCCTTCTTGAAACCCATACATGACTCCTATCCCAGGGAAAAATGTTGCTGAATCCAGGGTGATATGATCACCCGTCTTAAATCCTGGGCGGCGAACACGCATCTTGGTCTCACGACCTTCAACAGATACATATTCCACACCGCCCACGTAGCACTGGCGTTCCCATCTCCGCGGCAAGTCTTCTAATAGAGTAGCCTCTATAGCCTTTGGCACAGGAATCGGAAAGGATTTCTGCCTTGCTGGCGAGTGGAACTTATAACTGGCCTTCGGGGGCCCTGGCGTAGGGGCTTCCGTAGGCGCTTCTTGTGCTACTTCAAGCTTTTCTTTTACTTCCTGCACAGCCTCCTGAAATGCTGCTTCCAGAACTTCGTCTGGCAGCTTGGGCGCCTGAGGAACTGGGCTAAACTTTGGATCCCATTCGGGATCTCCTGGTTTGATGATCTTATTCATTTGAATCTCCAGATTGAAGAGGGTGGGGTATATAAACGCCCACCCCTTCGGCCTACAAACTTACGCTACCTCAACGAAATTGATATCATTCGTTGCGGTGAGACCCGTCTTCTTGTTCGTACGGAACAAGGTATAACCACGAGTCAATGGACGCGGAGCTCCAGCAAGCTTGGGACCAGCGTCATAGTCAGGAGTTAGACACATACAGCCATTCTCGATACCGATTACTCGGTAATCATTCCAGGTCTTGCCAGCCATGTGGGTATGACCCATCACGGCCGCAGAGACAGGAGCTTTAACCAAGCCCACTGGAATGGCTTTCTTGAAGATCCAATCAACGAATCCACCGACACTCTTATTAGGAATGCGCGAGTAGAGTTCAGGATGACCGATAACGATATCGCCGCACTGATAAACAAATCGATACTCGGCGAAGCCGTCTGTAAGTACAGCAGGTATAACTATATTCTCAAACTGCTTGGTTTGCAGCTCGGCGAAATCAAAGGTATCAGGTCCATGGAAGTCCAATAGACTCTGATACAGATCCGCTGGTAACAACTGAGCGAACTTCTTTCGAGTGCGCTCGTCGTGATTCCCAGGCATCATAATGATTTCAGGATAAGCTTCCGAAAGCTTCTTGAGGATCAGCAAGAAGGCCTTGTGCTCTTCCCGAACGGAGAAGTGCTGACCATACTTCATATACTTGCTATAGTTATGATAATCAGGACCGTCGCCAGCAAGGATACAAATGTCTACCTTACCAGTAGTGTCAGCAATCATCTTATCAAAACGAGCCTCATCATGGAATGGGGCATGAATGTCGCTAACGATCAAACCTTCTAGGTAATCAGGATTCCCAGGTCCTATACCTGTTTCAGTGCCCACAGGCCAGCTATGCCAGCCAACCCAATCACGATACTCCGCCAGGATCTCGTCAAAGTTCTTGGCATACATCGTCTTCATGGGAGACACTTCAACTGCCTTAGGGCTCACAACACTAGGATCTATGTTTATCACACTAGGAGTAGGCTCTGGAATAGCAGAAATAGGCTCTGGAATGGCAACCTCAACTACTACCCCTCTCCATGCTTCTTTTACTTCTTCAACCGAACGGCTGATCTTCTCAGCTATTTCCGTGAACTTCATTCGGTGGCCCAGCAAGGAATAAATAAAATCCTTCTTCTGGTTAGCAGGGATATAATCCCAACTGTCTTTCAAAGCGGCAATTATACCGCCTTTATTAGCGCCTTTCGGCATGTAGCCTCCTCTTAGCTGGTTCTATTTTGATATAGAAACCAAACCAAGGTATCGTATGTTTTGTCGTCGAGGTCCCCGCCAAGCCAGCTACGATCGTAGCGACCTTCAGGAGCCCTTAACATCTCATTGATGCGAATCGACCTCTCATTTTGCTTGCGCGGGTCGTCCATCAACCACTTGGGATACTTCTTTATGTCCTGACTCTCTAAGAATAGAGCGTCAACCGTGTCACGGTAAACGATGAAGACACGCGCGCTCGATTTGTGGCGTATCGTTGCAAGGTGTTCTGCAAGTATGAGCTCATCAGACGCCCGCGCCACATTGGAGCTAAGATTGATGCGCGGATCACCTGAGTTTTTACAGACTGCCCCTGGCATTGCGTACTGACGCTCATCCGTCACCTCGAGTTGAGACAGAAACTCCTGGTCGATCTTACGACCGGCCAGGAGTGGGTTGATATTAAATGCCTGATTTTGCATTAGCCTTGCCAAGCAAATCATTCTCGATCTTATCGACACGCTTGGTAACGTCTTCGACACGACCTTCAACAAACTTGCCTGCAACTGCCTCAAGCACACCGCTCTTGACAGAGCTAAGCGTTTGAGCGTTCAGAAAAGTCTGGCTCTTACCAATCGATTCTCTGAAATCCTTGTGAGAGGTTTCATAGACTCCACCAGCGCGACGGCCAACCGCCGGCTTGGGTAGAGTCGGGAAACCGCACGCACATATCAGAAGAGGGAACACTTGCTCGTTCGGATCTTGCAAGATTTCAACAGAACCCGACCCTCCACTAAGATACTTGGTAAACTGTGCTTCGAAAAACCAAGTACCACCACAGCGTGCGCAGACAACATCTTTGCCTGCCATTGCTTTCTGCTGGGCTTGTATTCGCGCAGCAGCATTACTTGGACTGTTGCTCATGATTATCGTCCTCCTCGGGATCGATGATTATGGGGATGCGAACCCTAGTGAGATCGGTGTCTTCAGCGATGAAATCGCCCAGAGTCTTTCCACATATTACACACTTGTCGTTCACGTCCAGACCGTTTCTATGGTCGCCGTGAAACTCACATTCGTGTGCTTCGTGGACTACATTTTCAGAGTCCACAAATCCTTTGTTCTTCCCAGTTTCGGGATTGATGATTTCCATCACGTCGGCTGTCATTTTCCACCTACCTCATTATACCATTAAAATGGTTCTGTATGAGCCGCATGACTGCCAATACCAGGAGTTGGATCAGTATTCTTAGCGGCAGCCTTATATGCGTTAGCAAGCTGATGGTACTTAGCCTGATCGTTCAGGCTGCATTCATCCATTCGCCCCGACCTGGGCTCGAACTTGTAATAGATCGTGCCATCAAAGGAGTTGATCTTCGACTTGTCGAATACCAGCTCTAAGATAGGCACACGATAAGGCGGAGCATTAGTGACAGGGTCCTTATGATTCTGGTCTGGGTCTACCAATGTAGCTTCATCCCCAAAGTCCTTGATGTCATTGTAAACACCCATGTTAAGGGATGAATCGTAGGAGATACCACCCGTGCCTTTGATGTTTCTTACGCGCGGGCGGACCCCTGGCTGAAGGGACGTCTTAGGCAACTCCATGGTCATAATGATAGTGGCGTGGTACTTGTTTGCCAGACCCTTAACAAACGACGACATGTGGCGTGTCTTAGCCTCTCCGTCTTGAAAGCCTGGAAAATCATATAGATGAAAGTTGTCTCCAATGACCACAAGCTTCCGTTCGGGGAATTTCTGACGTAATGCCTTAATGCGGTTCTCCAAAGCTGGCAGCGAAGCAGCCAGTGTCGAAACGTCTTCTGGGATGAATAGCTCACGCTCGATCTTCTCCTGTGTCCAAGCCATGGCTTGCTGATAGACTTCATGGAAGTCAGGCCAGCGATCTAACGCAAAGCCAGCCTTCTTAAAGTCATTCGAGTACCAGCCAGACTTGAATCCATCGTCATT